AATTTATTTGGTCAATTAGGAATGAGAGATTTTGCTATATGGTCAGAAGAATTGATCGCTGGGAAAATAGAACTTTTATATAACAGTGGTATTATTGCAGATTATAGCACCTTGCTTACTGAACAGCCAGAAGTTTATTATCCTTTAGAAGAAGATGGTAATAATGTTGCTCAAAGCGCATTGCCAGTAAACTTTACTTTATCTAATGTAACTTTTGATAATATATAATGAAAAAAATAGCTTATTTATATTTGTTTTTATTTTTTGCAATGGTAATATCTTGCGTTGCAAATGCTCAATGTCCTCCAGGCACATGGAGTCTTGATGTTACTATAAATCCAGATCAGTATCCTGAAGAGACATCGTTTTATGTTATGAATTTTTATGGTGATACTCTTTTTCAGGGTGGGCCTTATGACAATATAGTAGATTATCAACCGCAATATATTAGTGCATGTGCGCCTATAGATAGTTTTATTATTGTTATAGATGATTTGTATGGTGATGGTGTTGCAGGTAGTTTGTGGGGCGGCAATGATGGTTCTATATACGTAGAACAGTGTGGTGATACTATATGGAGTTTACCTGTGGCTGATTTTGGATATCAGATATTTGACACAATATATACGTCTGGTTGCCCACCACCTCCACCAGTATTTGGTTGTATGGACAATAGCTATGTAGAGTTTGATTTATCAGCTACAGCAGACACAGGTATGTGTTTTACGCCAAAAGTATACGGATGTACAGACTCATTAGCATATAATTATATAGATTCAGCTAACACAGATATAGCTATAGATAGCTGTCTGCATGAGCTTGAACTAACCGACTTGGCTGGAAACGGCTGGGCTGGTTCTACAATCAAGTTGTCGCAAGCAACAAGTATGATACCACCATTAAATTATCAAGATATTGGTACATACACATTGTTAGATGGTTTTGATACTACTTTTTTTGTAAACTTAGCTGCAGGTTATCCTGTAAGAGTTATTTTTGAAATTACTGCACAGTCAGACTTTACTGCAGTACAATGTGGCTATAGTTTATATTCTGAAGATTATGTTGCTATTGATATAGAGGGAGGATTTGTTAATCCTATACCACCATTTTTTTCAATTATGGGTGAACCATACTGCGGTAATAATTGTATAGAAAGAACATATGGTTGCATAGATAGCTTGGCAGTAAATTATAACGATACAGTAAATACAGATGACGGAACTTGTTATTATAATCCAGGGTGTACTAATCCACTTTATTTGGAATATGACGCGTCTTACGACTATGACGATGGTAGCTGTGCTACGATGGTTGTATACGGATGTATGGATTCAACTGCACTTAATTACGATTCATTGGCTAACGTTGAGTTACTTAATTCTTGTATTGCTATCGTAGAGGGTTGTACTGATAGCACAATGTATAACTATAATATAAATGCTAATGTTGATAACGGTTCGTGTATACCATTTTACTATGGATGTACAGACGTTACAGCATTTAATTATGATAGTTTAGCGAATACAGATGATGGTTCATGCATACCCGTTGTCTGGGGCTGTACTGATGGTGCGGCCTTTAACTATAATCCACTAGCAAATAGTGATGATGGATCATGTATAGCAGTAATATTTGGTTGTACTGATCCAACAATGTTTAATTATTGTGATACATGCAATACTGACAATGGTAGCTGTATACCTTATATCTACGGGTGTATGGACACAACAGCTATGAATTATGATGCTATGGTTAATACAGACAACGGTACTTGTGTATATCCATTTCCTGGTTGTATGGATGCTACTGCTGTAAACTTTGAGCCATTAGCAAACATACCTGATAGTAGCTGTTATTATGAATCGTCTTGCGATGCAAATGTTCCACATTATATACCTAACGCATGTTTTGAATGGGTAATTAGTGTAGATCCATATTGTTGTGATAATGTATGGGATCAACCATGTAATGATTTATATGACTATTGCCAGGACGGTTGGTCGGGACCTACTAACATTGATATGTTTGAAAGATTAGGTATACACGTTTATCCTAATCCTGCTAATCATACAATTTATTTTACTAAATTTGTAAATGTACAAGCGTACAATTCTAAGGGAGCATTAGTAGGCGAATATAATAATGTTAATTCGCTGTATTTTGAATCTGGTATTTATTATCTTCTTATAGATTATGATAAAATCAGAATAACAAAAACAATTATAATACTTAACTAATGCCAAGAGCACGCAAAAAGATGCCACCTAAAAAAAAGAAGTATTTCAGATCTACTAAATCTGGAGCTGGCATGACGCGTGCAGGTGTCAAAAAATATAGAAGAGATAATCCTGGTAGTAAATTAAAAACTGCAGTAACAGGCAAAGTTAAAAAAGGTAGCAAAGCTGCAAAACGCAGAAAGTCATATTGTTCTAGAAGTTTGGGGCAAATGAAGATGCATAACATTAGTTGTAGCAAAACTCCTAAAAAAAGAATCTGCGCAGCTAGACGTAGGTGGAAGTGTTAGTATGGCTATAAGAAAAACAGCTAAAGGCGCAGCACTTAAACGTTGGTTTAAAGAAAATTGGAAAGATGAAAAGGGTAATCCTTGTGGTTCTGCCAAAAATAAAAAAACTAAAAAGTGTAGGCCAAGTAAACGTGTATCTTCAAAGACTCCAAGAACATGGAGTTCTTTGTCTAAGTCACAAAAAGCTAAAGCTGTTGCAGAAAAGAAAAGAGTGGGTATGGGTAAAAGAACTAGCGCTTTAAGAAAAAGAAAAAATGCCAGCAAGAAGAAAAAGAAAAAGTAGTACAAAGAAAAAGGGATCTACTAAAGATGCTTGTTACTACAAAGTTAAACGATCTTACAAAGTGTTTCCTAGTGCATATGCATCAGGGGCGATAGCTAAGTGTAGAAAAAGAAAAGCTCGTGGAAAAAAGTAAATATTATTACGATTACAAAAGGAATTTGGATTGTCCAAGTCCTAAAGAATGTTGCAGATGTTGTAAAGCATGCTGCTGTTATTGTCAAGAAAAATGCATAGAACTAAAAGGAATAGTAAAAAACAAACTAAAGCCATTACGCGACCAACTAAAAAAATGTGTTGTTGCGATAAGAGAATGGCTAGGATGAGTACTCAACATAAATAATTAATATCATGGCATACGGAAAAATGAAAAAAGCATCAGGTAGAATGTCTAAGATGGCTAAAGCTAAAATGGCTAAAAAAGCATCTAAGAAGAAATCTATGATGATGAAGAAAAAAAGAAAATAATGTTAAACAATTTAGTAGGAGGTATCCTCGGCAAGGTCGTTGACAATGCTGAGGGTATCTTAGACAAAGTTATAACTACAGACAAAGAGCGTGACGCTGCTAAGTTTGAGATAAAAAAATTATTACTAGATGCAGAAAAGGAAGCTTTTGCTAAAGAAGTAGAAGATAGAAAGTCTGCACGCGATTTGTATAAAGATGATGCTATCATACAAAAAGTATTAGCAACTCTTTTTACTGTAGCATATTTTGGTATTAGTTTTGTTATGTTTCAACATTTTGTTGGAGGCAATATAGATATGGGTGAGTTTGAAATAAGCTTTATATCTACAATATTTGGCGCTATGAGTGCTAAAGTAAATACCATTATAGATTTTTTCTTTGGTGGTAGTAGCAAAAAAAATAACGAAAGTAATGGCAGTACTAACTAGTATAGATGGTGTCCCTTTGTATTCAACAATACAAGAGGCCTTAGATTATGCTCAAGCTGCTGGTTTGACAGGTTATCACACTCATACATATCAAGGTCAAATAGGGTATATGGGTGGAGCAACGCATGATCAAGCTGTTGACGACTTAAATACTTTACCCCAAAATCAAGTTACTGTTACTAGTACTATAAGAAGTAGTGGTGGCTCGGGATACTAAAGATATTTTTATTACTTTTGTAAATAGATTTAAATCATAAAGAAATGGCTCAAAATTACACATTTACTGGTAGTCTTACGATGACTGCAAATTCTAATACAGGCTATTCTGCAAGTATGAACGGCTCTACAACTATAAATATTACAGGTGTAGATCAAATTGCATCAGGCAGAATAGATTGTCCTACAGGTTCCGACGCTACTATAATGGCTGCGCCTGGACACGGAAGAATTTTGTATGTTAAGAATATGGACGACACTAGTACACTAGAGGTTTATGAGGGTGCTTCTTCAGATAATGACTTAATAGGTGTACTTAAGCCTGGTGAGTTTTTATTTACTATTATTAGAGGCACAGGAACTACTACAGCTAGAGGAACTAGTGGAGCAGTAACAGCAGAATATTTTGCAGTAGAGATTGATTCTGCAGCATAATTAATAATTATTAAAAAATGGCAACACAAACAACAAGTATAAGTGTTACAGGTAGTTTTACCTTAATTGATTCTTCAGGTAATATTGTTTTTACATTTGCGCCTAGTTTTACTACAGATACTACTACGGCAGGTGCTGTAATTAGTACAGGAGAAATATTGACTGATGGCACAAGTGATACAACAATTAACTTAGCAAGGCACCACAAGGATGCAGTATTTGCATTTATTAAAAATGTAGATGGCGATTATCCTGTAGCTGTAAAACCAGACGGTGATGTTATAGCAGATCTTAAACCTACAGAGTTTATGTTTGCACCTGTGCATATTGACGGAGCAGGTGACGCATCAAACAATTTAGATATAGATGCAACAACAGCTGCTCAAAAGGTACAGTTTTTACTTTGCGACGGACCTAATTCAGGAATCAATACTGACGACTAATGCGTCTTCAGGTATTAAGGTTTAGCTCACAAGCAGATTGTACACACGGTCTGCTTTTTGAGATTTCAGAAATAGGTAAACGTTTTCTTTGTTATACTTTAGAGGATGAACATCGTGTTTTAAAAGTTAGGGGAGAAACTCGTATACCTTCTGGTATATATAATATAAAACTAAGAACAGAGGGTGGGTTTCATCAAAGGTATGACAAAAAGTATCCTGGCATTCATCGCGGTATGCTTCATGTTGTTGATGTACCTGGCTTTGAATATATTCTTATACACACTGGAAATACTGACGAGCATACTGCTGGTTGTCTTATCGTTGGAGATAGTCAGGAAAACAATCTTATTCTCCGTGATGGGTTTGTTGGTAAAAGCGTCAATGCGTATAAAAGGATTTATCCGTCTATTGCTAAGGCAATAGCTGAAGGTGAGGAGGTAACAATAGAATATATAGATTTCGATGGCATTAAAAACTAAAAGTGAATTTGATTTACAAAGAAAAAGTTTTGACAGAGATAAGATAAAGAAAGATATCGTATCGCCAATCGAAAGTGCACAACCTACACAAAGAACAAGCGTATCTAATTATGGAGCTATACAAGAACAAAGTATAGTTGAAGAAGCAAGGTATAACAAAACAGAAATACAAGTTATACAGAATGCGCCTTACATAACAAGTACTGGTTCTTTTTATTATACAAAAGTTTTTGATAGTGTTGTAGATTTGAGGTTACAAGATATTGTATTCGTAAATACAATAGATTCAGAAACCTTAAGCTTTGATGTTATATTATCAGAGTATGATATTGATCTTGCTATAAATGATACAACCATTAAGTATCCTAATCAGACTTTATTGCAACATTCTTCTACTGTATATTTATTACAGAACTATGATTTAAGAGCTAACACTTCTTTTGTTAGTGATCAGACTACGTCTAATATGACTACACTAAGAGAAGCTGGAATGCTTAATGATGCTTTGTTATCTTCTAAACAAAAACAAATATTTATTTATGTTGGCAGAACTACCAGCACGGGTGATTTAGATATTACTGTACTTAAGTAGTAAGCACATTGTAGTTAAGCTTAGCCTGCACTCCATTATAGTAAGACCAAACAAAAGCAGAAGCTTTCTTTATATTTCCCACAAAACCTTTCATGTCGTGCCACTCATCTGTTGCAGACATAGAAGATAAATTTCTAACAGTCAGTCCATTTAACTCTTCTACAGCTTGCATTTTATATGCTTTATTAGTATGGTAATGTCCTCTGTGCACCTCAACATGTCTTACTTGACTCCATACATCTCTGTATCGTTGTGATACAATACCAGGCAGATCATTGAGTTTGGCACCGTCACCGTGATCATTTACTATTAAACAGTTACCATAATGAAAAGCTTTCATCATAGACATAGAGTTATCTACGCTTACGTTTTTATTGTTTTCATAGTATATCTCAAGAGCATCACCTATATGCATCATAGACTCTCTGTCGTGATTACCAGGTATTACCATAACGTGTACATGACTTATATCTATAAGCATATTAATGCACTCTATTAGCAGCTTTCTACCTGCTCGATACATTTCTATATGTTTATTAGTATTAAACTGTGGAGTGCCTTTTGTTGTGCTAGGCACAGGCCAGTCACCGTCTGCGTTTAGAAAGTCGTTGCCCACTACAAACAATACTTGATCTATATAGAATCCACTAGATCTTTTGACAAGATGTTCTAATGCATCAAGCATTCTGTCTCTTGCTATTTGTATACTATAGTTATCATTTTCTATTCCTATCTTACCAATATGTAAATCACAAGCATTTATTTCTAATAAGTGTGAATCATCTTCTATAAAACTAGAAGGTCTGATTGTTATGGCAGGTACAGAATCAAAAAGAGGAACTAAGTCCTCGACTAATTCCTCTCTTATCTTTTGTATATTCATTGTAGGATCTATACGCTTCAACCATGCTTTGGTTCTATACATGGGTATAGTTATTGGTCTTTTAGCTTTATCAAACCCTGTTACTTCATAGGTTCCTATATCATACTTATCAACCTCCCAGGTGTTTAAATCTACATTGCATGCTTTTAATAAATCATCTAACGACTTAACTCTTTTACTATCTTCGCAAGTAGCCGTAGCAATATCTTTGTTTTCATGAAATGTAGTTTTTTCTTTATCGTTTTGTGGTGTTATTTTTGCTCTTAATCTTCTTGCAGTTCCTCTAACTTGCTCATAGTTAGTGTTAAAGAGTGAAGCTGTTTGATGGTAATCCTTATTTAATTTTTCTGGATTGGCTATTAAATAGTCTTTGAGCTTGTTCAAATTCTTGTCTTTCATATGGTGGTCCAAAGCTGTGCTGTGATTTAACCACAACTTTAAACGGTTTGAAAGTATGATTTTTTCTCCAAACTCTCCCACCTCTCATAGCAATACTTACCAACAGTGGGTTGTTCATAAGATCTTCACCTTTATGAAACTTCATTATAACACGCTCTTGTACTCTTATACTACCGTGTTTATCTTTAAAGTGCCAGTCTGTGAGCCAGATAGGAATTTTATTTTTTGGAGTTGTAGTATCTGATGGCTTCATTTACCTTTTTTAATTGTTTTTCTAACCATCTTTTGTATTGTTTTAATTTTCCTCTATATGTCATTGTTTAATTGTATTAGGATCTGGATATTCTTTGATTGATGAATTGCTTTTTGCTGGATCTTTTGGACACTGCATTCCAAATTGTAATTGAAAACTAACGTCTGTATTTATAATTTTTGGCAAAACTATTTTTTTACTATCAAGATCACCTGACTTGTCATAAAAAATTATTCTTTGTATATCAATGCTCATTAGTTTATGTAATTCTTTGGATTATAACAGTTTAATATTTCTTGATCTAAGCTATCATAATCTTCATCATCATAAACAAAAATAAGTTCTGGTATTGTTTTACCATTTAACCAGTCATCGCAGGTATTATATAGTTTTTCTGCTAATATAGACTCTGCATTATGTGATTTCTTTTCCTCCGCTGTTAGTTGTACCTCTAGAATTAGTTTCATTTTTTTCTTTTTTAAATGCTATTTTCAAAAGTACTAAATATCCAATTAAGTCATCTACGGTATCCAAAGTATTTTTATTCAAACCCTTGTTAGCAATTCGCATAAGCTTATCGTCTATTCTAGCAGATAAATTTTCTATAGCAGATCCTCTGCCAAATATATTAGCTGGTTTGATTGCACTATCGCCATAGCTAATATTTTTATGAATCAGTAGCTCTTTGATTGAGTCACAAGCTATTCTTATCTCTGTCCTTACATCCATTAGTCTAGTTTAGATTTGAGGTGATTAATTATTTCGTTCATTTTTCTTTTGTAGAATAATTCAAACTCTACATATTCTAGGTCACCGTTTTCATTAGTTTGTTTAGGCGATTGTTGCTCCCATAGTCTATACATAACAGAACGCATTCTTTGCGCTGGTGTTTTTGTTTCAAACTCCATATCAATACTAGCGTTTTCTACTGCTTCTATTTGTTTTTCACTAATTGGTGCTGAAGATAACACAACAAATCCTGGTTGTTTTAATACACTATATAAGTTGCCTACTGTTTCAGGTGATAGTTCAGGTGTTCCTAATGAAACTCTTAGGCTGTTGTCTGCTAGGGTGCGAATATTATCTACACCACCTTCAAATACTATTGTCTTTCTCATTATTTATAACTTTTGAGTTGCATGTCTGCACTGTATGTGCCGTCGTTATCATTTTTATAACCCAGATAATGCTCATAATGCGTTTTAGCTTCATCTAGAACGTTTGATAGGTCTTCTATTTTATAATCAAACTTACTTGTTTCTATCCAAAAAGATACTGTTTTAAGTATTTTGTAGCATAGTTCTTTATGCTGCTTTTCTTTGCTTGTCATAGTGTTTTTAATTTTGTTCGCTTTATAAATTGATCTCTTGGATCTCGTGGGACATGATCAAACCACAATTTATTGATAAGCTCTTCTGCTTCATGTTTTGTTTCTGGTAAATTATTCATTATCCATTGACGCATATGATCGTCATATGGGCATAGCTGTAGTAAAGATTCTATTTTATCTTCTTGCCACCATTGGAGTGGCTCAGCAATCGGCTCTTCTTGATTTTTAAATATTTCGTCTAAATTCATTTGTTAAATATATATGTGCCCAGAGCTAGGTTAAACTAACCCTGGGAACAACCAATCAAATAAAACAATGAAAACCTGGACAGAACGTCCAGTAAGAAAGATATGCAAAGTTACTAATTAACTTCGCTATCTTCCAAGTTTTCTTCGTCTCGTTTTTTAAAGTTTTCTATTCTTTCTTCAAAACCAGGAGTGTTATCCTTAATCCATGAAGATAATTCTTTAGCAAAACTACTAGATGTTTCTTCATTAAATTCTTTATAATACCACAAGCTCATAAGATGTTCGTAGTATTGCACTACTGCTCTTTGATCATCTAATAGTTTTTTGACTAGCACTGGCACGCTTACATCTACTCCATCAATTTTTACTTCTACCACGCCTGTTTCTTTTTTTGTTTTTGGTGTTTTTCTTTTTGCCATTTTAAATGTTATTAATAAATTCAGTTACTTTTTTTAATTTTAATTTTAGTTGTACGTTTTCTAATCTAAGTTTTTCAATTACTTCATTAGCCGCTTCTCTATCTAAAAATATTTGCACCTGTTCTTCTTGCATATCATGTAATTCATCTTTGTCCATGATAGCTTCTAAACTTAGTGCTATTAGATCATATAGTTCTTTGTATTCAAAATAGTATTCATAATCTCCTTCATGTTGTTTCATATAATATAAACAAGAAGTTCTATCTCTTTTTAAGAATGTGGCTATGACTTCAGGATGTAATCCATATTTACCCCATAATATATTGCAAACAGTTTTGCGTAGTAGCACTAAGTCTGCTGTTTTTTTTCTTGATAAAATTTCTTTTCTTGTATGTCCTACTAATGTAAAACATATGTCAAATATTTTATCAGAATATGCAGCTATAACTCTATTGCTCCACACTTTGTTGCTCCGTAAAAATGGAAAAGTGTTTGGTAATACTGTCATAATATTGTTATATATACTCCTGGATTATCTTTGTCATATTTATATTCTTCAAACACAGGTATCATATAGTCTGCATTGTCATCTTGTATCCATCCATTTTTTACCATAAGGTCTTGCACTGTTTGTGCGGGATTGATATAGTCAAACTTATGTCGTGACTTGCGTATAAATTGAAATGATATTTTCACAGGATATTCTCGTTGTTTTATTTCTTCTTTGAATTGTAATTTATACTGCAGGTAATACCCCTGAGACTCTTTAATGTAATTCATTACTGTCTTACTATTAATTAGCATCTTTCCAGTCCATCGTTTTGAGTTCTTGGAACTTGGGACATTACCTGGTATAAATATTTTCACGCATCAAATATACGATTTTTTAAAATGGCAGATTATCTGCATCATCCGATTCGTATACAACACCATTATTTTGAGTTGCTTTATTTGAGTCTAGCCAAATTTTATGCAGCTCTTGAAAGTCTTTGTGTTGATCAGGACTTAAACTTTTATTGTATTTAGCATCATACTTAATTGTTTGTCCCATCTTTTTACTAAACTTATATTTGAGTGCAGTTCTAACTATAGGCTCATTAGTTTCTCTATCTGTGCCTACATATTCTTCTGTACAAAATACACATTGTAGTCTTTTGCCTGTAGCTTCATTTAAAGCTTTATCCATATCATCAAATACTGTAACGCCAGCATTAACAAGAAACTCTTTTAAAAGCTTTCTTTTGAACTCTGCGCTTGTAGGTTTATCAGTATCTTTTGGTTTGTAAAATCTAGTGCTATTTTTTCTACCATCTTCCGTATATAGATTAAATCCAATAAACGGTGAACCGTTGTAGTTCTCTTCGTGCTCATCATCAGTCCACCCATTAATTGTTACTGTATAAGATCCAGGTGTTTTTAACCATTCAACTTTTTTGTACTCTTTTTTGTTATTGTTTTTGTTGTTTGAAGTTTCTACTTCGTTTAAATTCCAAGTCATAATTTTACTTATTAATGTTTGATTTAATTTTATTATTGTGTAATGATATGGTCATCCATATTTGACTATATATCATATCATCTTTATCTGAGTTACGATTAATACTAAGTTTATGTCTGAGATAATCCATTATCTCATTTGTTAACTCATCAGTATATTGATTATTTGTAAATGCGTAAGTTGATTCTAACGCTGCTATATCTAATAACTGTTTATTTAACTCCATTTTCTATCCTCCATTTTATATAATTAGTTAAAGTTGTACCATCAAAGATTATCTTATCTTTTTCTTTAGTATAAGGATATTCTTTACCCTTATATTCTTTGGTTGGTATCTGTTGTATATCTAATCTATACAAGAATCTGCCTATACCCCAAGCTACACAAGCACGTTTAAATGCATCAGACGCATGTCCTTTGTCTTTTTCTACATTAGACTCAGAGCCAGTGTCTGACTTCCATACCCAATGTCCGTCTACAAGTATGCCGACTTTACACATTAGTAGTCCATTTGCTTGGTAGTATTCAGTAGACCAGTTACCTGGCCCAACTACATTATCTAACAAATCTTGTGCGTCACGTGCATCAATGTATGCTACGCAACTTGCTTTACCATATCTTGCAGACTGTACGCGCCATTTGTATGGTAGTTCTTTTTGTAAATCTTTTAGATTAATTTTCTCTTGTTTCATAATTTCTGTAATCTTTTTTATTTGATTTTGCTGACCTTGTAGCTACTACTATTTTTATAAAGCTACGTATCATTACGGGTGCAGCATTTTTAATTAAATGTATACCTATTTGAGTAAATAGTTCTTTTATTACCCGTTTGACGACAGATGGTTTTTCACCTGTGTCATAGGCAACTTCTTCATAAATTTGTTCTAGTTTAGTTTTTAGTTTCATTGTTTCTAAACGGTATACAAATGTAGTTAATAATTGTTAATTATCCAAAGTATTCCACAATTTTATTGTGAAGTACCCGATAGCTCCTATAATTGTTATAGGTAATATTATTAACTTTATAAACAGTGCAATAAGAAGTGCAAGCACTGTAAATATTCCGTATTTAAAGCCTTTCGCTTGGCTCATAGTCTTCGAATTTTGTAAGATCGGCAATAAACTTTAGGTTGATTTCACCAACACCAATGTTCCTACCCTTTGCAAATATAATTTTAGCTAACCCATTTGTTTGATTACCTTGTTCATCTTCATACAATCCATAATACTCAGGCCTGTATATAAGTGCAACAATATCTGCAGCTTGTTCTATTTCGCCTGACTCACGCAGGTCTGCCATAGTTGGCTTAGAATTATTACGCATACCAACTCCACGATTGAGTTGTGATAATGCTATTACAGCGACATTGAGTTCTTTCGCTATGTTTTTAAGTGCACGAGCTACTTTGCTAACTTCTTGTTCACGAGATCCACCTGTAGTAGATACAAGTTGCAAGTAGTCTACAAGTATAAGTTGCACCTTGTTAGTTATAACATACTGTTTAATCTTAGATAGTAAGTATGATAAACTTGTTTGATTACAATCATCAATTATTATAGGCATCTTTTCAATTTTACCTACAGAGGTGTTTATTTTCTTGATTTCTTTTTCATCAAGAGCACCTTTTCTTATCCAATGACTGTGTATACCAGAGTCTAAGCTAACCATTCTTTGTAACAGTTGTATGCTTGACATCTCGTAACTAAATATAGCTATTGGTTTCTTTGCTTTAGCTGCATTAAATGCAGTTGTTACAGCAAAACTTGTTTTACCCATAGATGATGCACCACCAATTATGATGAGATCTGTTTTTTGCCAGCCGTTCGTGAAGTCATCTAATGATTTAAAACCTGTTGTAATACCTGATATACCATCTGTATTTATTTTGGTGTGCAAATCTTCTGTGAACTCTACAAGCTGTGACACTAGTGTTTTTGTTTTATTATCATTAGGACTATTAAATTTACTTTGTAATGTATCAACTAATGATTTTACTTTGTCTATACTATCATGATTTTGTAGACTATTGTTAATGTCTACTATGGTATTATGTACCATTTTTCTTTGTGATGTCTCATATAGTTCGTGTAACCCTGATTGGAACTCTTTTGGCATCATGATAGGTACAGAGCATAAGTTAACCAAATGTGTGTTAATACTCTTCTTTTGTCCAATAGTTTTGTTTATAGATATTAGATCAGGTTCGTCACCTTTCTTAACTATTTTTACAAATGCATTGTATACAAATAAGTTATTAACATCTTCAAACATTAGTGGATTAAACATTTGTGAATGTTCAAAATATTTTCTTGGATCTTGGACAATATTGCCCAGGATCATATTTTCTATTTCATAAAACATAATTATTTAATTGGTTTGCTAATTTAAGCATTTATTTCTTCTTTGCTTCTCATTATAGATCGTAATTCTTGAGATTTTTCTTGGTCATATCTGTGCTCTGTATACATAGTACCTGTAGTAGATTGACATTTAAATCTACCGCCTAAAGTTTTGTGAGTTGTGAATGCGCCAGCTATGTGATCGTAGAACTTGAAAGTGTCAAGCCATGGTAAATATACACGATGGGCATCTTGTATTTCATGCACAGGATCATGTCGATTTATCTGATTTTCTGCTTGCATTTGCAAAGTCTCTTGCATTTCTTTGGGTACTTTGATAAAACATGCACCAATACCACCTTTACCATTTGGTTGTATCAATGTGTTGTTAGTATATGAGTTTAGTTTTTTCCTGATAATATCATTATCAACTGCATATCTATGGAACAAAACCTCATATCTATTGTTTGTTGTATACACCCTGTCCATAACTTTAAACTTTTGTTTACGTTTACGGTTGTAGCAATTTTGCCACACAAGAGCACGGCCAATTAATAAATCATCTTTATTAAGAAGCACAAGTATTTTAATATTATTACCCAGATGTTTATAAAACATTACTTTGTATTGATCTTCTTGACTACGCATACAAGATCTACCTAGTGTGCCTGATTCTTCTGCATAACTCTCCCAATGATATGCATATGGTATTTCGCTTGCATCCCACATTTCAAATCTGAATCCATCTTCTCCGTTGAAAAGCAATATGTCTTCAAAAGAACATTGTACACTATGATTCCAAGGTCTAGCGTACCCACCTTTAGCTAGTTTTTCAATAGCTCTACCAAAAGTTGTAATAATACCTTTGGATTGTCTGAGTTTAGGTTTTAACAAGTTTGATTTAATAGTTTCATCTTCATCAAAATATGTAGCAAAACCTTTATCTTGTTGTTTAATTAAAGAAAATATTTTACTTACAGTAAAAAATCCTACTCTTGTTGGATCACTCATACCTATTGCAAGTGATACTGGCCACTCAGTAGGATCTATTTGTAGTTGTCCTTTGATATTAGAAAGGTTACCTCTATGATATTCTTCAAGAAATTCATGCAATGGGCTGCGTGGTATACTATCAAACAGTTTCATTAGTTTATTATCAATCCTAAATAATGTACTAATGTTAGATAGCTCCACAAATCCGTATGGTAAATTATATTGTTTTCTAGTTCTTAGATCAAACATATCAATTGGCAAATGTTCTTTTTGTGTAGCATACCAGGCAAACCAAGCTTTATCAATTTGTGAGCTCATATTCTCCATATCCCATATAGGTAGAACTCTGTATCCATCGAACATGCTTTCTTGCAGTATAGCAAACTCGGTGCCCTTTTGTCCAGCTTCCCATATATTTTGGGACATAGATATACTTGCTATTAAATTATTTGTATCTAAATAAGTTATGATTTCTTGTGCAGTATCAAACTTTTTAAATTTAATTTTATCAATCATAATTAAAATGGTATTGTTGTTTGATTTGGATTTTTGTATATAACCTCAGTTGGTTTGTAATACAACTTATCTTTGGAAGGATTGTAGTAGCCAAGTAATTTAAAGTTTTTGTTGGTTACAGGATATATTTGTTCAGCCTCATAAAATGATCCACCATTATAGCTAAAGTCGTCCCAAAAATCCATAGTGTATTGAACATCGCAGTTCGTACATTCTGGGTTAACACATACTTTGTGACCATTAATAGTACGTAAGTCTCCATTACAAAATGGGCAGACATCTGTGCTTTCGGGTTGTTTACTAAAGTTGCGATTCCAATCTTCTATTTCTTGTTCTTGATTCCATTTATCTATATAGCTTTTATTGTATGCATTGTACTTTTGTGTACCAGTACTAAATCTACCTGTGTATGTTGTAAACTTAGGTTCATGTTTATGATATTGCTTTTCCAAACCAAGTCTGCGCGCAACATCATACATCAGTTTCAATGTATTCTCAGCTTCTTCAACTACAACATACTCAGTATCTTGATGTGCGTTGTAATAGCCAGAGCTAAGGTTTGACATACAAACATTTATACCGTCTTTCTTAAGTTGTCCAACATCTGTAGTAAATGTTTTGGTAAACTGAAAGCCTCTTCGTTTTACAAGATCTTTAATCTTTTTACGAAACTTTTTGTCATTCATCTCTGTACCATTAATATCAAGAGAGAAGTCGCTACTACCTTTTCTATCTGTTTGTAGTGCATAGCCCACATCTTTGAAGAAGTCCTTGTCTGCTCTGCTTGAACCAACGCATCCCATCTCTTCTGCTGCAAAGAAGGCTAGCTTACATACATCAAGGTTAGCAATAAGATTGAGGCAAGCCCATATACCAACTTTGTCATCTGCACCACAACCTGCTGGTTCTGTAAAACGCCCTCCATATTCTTCATCGTAGTTTACTGTAAAACCATACAAAGTATCTTTACCATCTTTAGTTTTACCCTCACCAATATATAGGTTGTCTATCATATCGTGAACGGTATCTGTGTGTGAAACAAAACAGGGATAATGTTCATCACCGCTTATATCACCTTTAGTGACATAGATGTTTGTGATAGATTTGCCGCCTATTGTTTGTATGTCACAATGATATTTTATATTATGATTTTGCTTTTTAAGATATTCAAGCTGTTCCATAATATATTCACTCATGAACTTCTCTTCATATGAATGGCTTTGTACTGCTAGTATATCAGCCAAATCAAATTTTATTTTCATCATACTAATCTTTCGTTTATGATTGTTCTTGCTTTTTCTGATTTTCTTTGTCTTTCTACCCATTTACTACCTCGTAGTCCTGGATAATTTTCTTGCAATAATCTGCTACATCTTTCTATTGATTTAGGTTTAGGGTATTTTTTATGTATAAACATATCTTGTAGTAGCTCCTTTGCCATTATATCTTTCTTGGGCATCGACTCCCATATAATACGAGCTACTAATCTTTGGTCGTCATCTGCATACTTGATGTCTTCACGCAGTATATTTAATACTTTTGTTTTTAATGTTTCTGCTTTCATTGTTCTAATATATATTTAGATACCTCGAGTCTTTTATGTATGTAATGATTGTAGTAATATACTTGCATTTTTTCATCAGTACGTATTATATTGGTATCTATTCTACCTGTATTATAATGGTTTACAACTTGTCTGTACACCTGTTGGTTTTCAAAAAATTTGTGATCACCAGTAACTAATACAGTGTGGTGTACTGAATCTGAAATCATAATGTCTAGATTCATATTATTAAAATATCTTATTACACGTGTATCATCTACAACAGCAGGAGGCTTGTCGCCACCCACTACTATCCAAGTTTTCTTAGATTGTGCATATACTGTTGTTGATAACAATAGTATGCAAACTAATTTACTCAATACTATTTGCATGTTTTCTATTTTCTAATTCAAGATCTTCTTGTGATAAGTCAACTTTTTTGACTACACCTTTTTTACTTGGCAGCGAACTAAAGATTTTATTCTTAGTCTGCGTTATGCTTTTAAGTTTTTGTGCATATAAATGCACATCTTTTGCTAGCAGACTACGAACATCTTCATAGTTCTCACCTTCTTGTAGTTCAGCCACTTGTGTGACATTCCACTTTTCTGATTCAAAGTTACCAGTGTTGATTGACACCGAGTAACTAATACTGATTTCTTTAATCTTCATCTCCGTTATATTCTTGTGCATCATCTTTTTTGCGTTCATCGTATTCCCATTTTTCTATTAGCTCGTACCAGTGATTATCTTCACCGCATTCGTTGCAATAGTATATTTGTCTATCATCGCATAAATTTTCTTTTACGCGTTCTTCTGCACCACAACAGCTAGTTACTTCGTCAGTAGTCCAGCCGTCATCTTGTGGATTAGATAACTTCCATTTATCATAACTCATTACCACCAAGCCCAATATTTAATTTTGTAACCATTTTTTATGAGACCTTTAGCTTCTCTAATAGCTAATAAATCAAGACGTTTGTAATCTTCGCAAGCTTTGTCACCCCAAAAGAAACCTGATCTTTCTGGCAGACAATCTGCCCAAACTCTGATTTTAAGTTTTTCTAAATCTTCTTCTGTAACTTGCATTGTATGTTGTGCATTAAATCCACCCATACTACTATCATTATAAGCGTCACCGCCTTTTTCTGCATACAAATCATCAAACCAGCCATGCAGGTATGGATGTTTACGCCAAGTTACTATAGTTATTTCTTCAGATGGATTATATTTAAAATCTACCTGTTTTCTGTTTCTGCCTTTGTAGGCAATTAATCCGTGATCTAGTCCCATAATTATTATCCGTTATAGTATTCATCAAGTGCGCGTTCTTTACGCGTATTCTTTTTCTTTTGTATAGGTTT